GCCAGGTTCATTTGCTTCTGGCTGATCGCCAGCACCGCGTTCGAGTAGACCGTGAAAGCCCCGGCTGCCAACTGCGTTTTCCTTTGCTAAATGTAGGTGATCGTTCCGAGCGTGAAAATGGTGCCAACGCCGGACGTGATCGGCCACGACGCCGGCGATGTGATCGCGAACGAGGGTATGCCGCTGATGGCGCTGATCGCCGCGTCGCAGTCGCTTTGCTCGATCGACGTAGTGCCAAGCGGCGAGTCCTTTTGCAGGAACAACGTGACCAGCGCGGCCGAAACCTGGGACTGTTGCGCTGAAGAAATCCCCGACAGCCCGGCGATGCTGAATGCTTGAACCGCCGCTTGCGGCGCGACCGCGTAAACGATCGGGGTCACCGGCCGCAGCGGATAGAGATAATTCGCCACCGCGAGCTGATCGCCGGTCGCCGCCGTGTCGCGGGTTTCCAGCATGGCCACGCCGTTGGTGCCTTGCGGGAACCCGCCGAACGCGGCCTCGGCCACGTCCATCATGAAAAACACCGTGACTGCCCCTGGAACCAAGGGAACCTGCGGCACCCAGGCGCGCGTGACGCCGATCACCTGCAACGCCCAGGTGACGTAGTCGGAGGAGTCGCCGCAGTGCGGCGGGGCGCCGTAGCTCTCCAGCATCCGGGTCCGCATCGGGCCGTCGAGTTCCAGATCCGCGCCGCCGGTGATCGGACCTGTCGCGGCGCCGTTCGAACTGATCCCCGCGATGACGGTGGCGAGCGTCAGCGGAGTCCCACTGTCGGTGTTGCCGTTCGCCCCCGCGACCACCGCGATCACGGTCGCCACGACCGTGCTGTCGTCGCCGACCGTCGCGTCCGCCACGGTGGTGTACAGGACGCCGTCGCCTCGGTTGCACACCGTGCCTGCTGGCAGAACGTAGTCGGCCACGCCCGGCCAGGACACCGGGCCGGACGCGAAGGTCGGCGCCTCGCGTAACACTGGCGTCGGCGCCAGCGCCGCCCACCCCTCCAGATACTCGCCGGTCGAGGTGAACGGCATCGACTGCAACGAAATCCAGTCGAGGTAGCCGTAATGCAAATAGGCGAGGCCGGCCTGCACCCAGGCCAGCACGCGCAGCACCGCTCGCCGCAGAAAGCCGTCCGCGTTCGGCAAATCCGACGCGGTGATGTCCTGCATCGCCTGCGTGCGCAGCGCGGTGAGGGTCGGTCTCGGGAAAGGCAACGATCAGGATTCCTGCGACCAAACGTAGTTGTAGATATTTGGCACGCCGTTCGCTGTGATGGTGACGATCGCTCCGATGCCGCCCGAGCTGGTGAAGAAGGCCGTCGCGTCCACCGCCGAGGCGACGCCATCGATCAGCATCCACCCATGGCAGCGGATCACCTCGTCGCGCAGCCAGTTGAGCGTGTCCTGCGTGCGCGGCCGGGCGAAGGCCTGCCAGATTTTGGAACCGATCCGATCGTCCGGGATCGCGGTCAGAGCGGGATCCTCCAGCGCCGCGTAGGTGTCCGCCCACCAGCCGCGCGGATCGATGTCGTACACGATGTCGCCCGGGTCCGACTGAGCGTCGGTGAACATGCTGATCAGCGAGGCGGTTTCCAGGTCGTGGCCAAGTTCCAAGCCAGTGCCCAGTACGTTGAGGTCGCCGGTCCCGGTGGCCGGGTCCCAGACGATGCGAATGTCGCCCATGTCAGGTGTTCGCGGTCGGCGGCGTGTTGTTCGACGGGTGCTTGTGCGTCTGCAAGCCGACCTGATCCGCGCCGCCCGCTCCGGCGATCACCGAGCCGGTGACGGAGAGATTGCCGGTCAGCGTGTAATCGCCTTTGTGCGCGACGTCGCCGGCGACCGCGATCCCGGCCTCGGTCAGGTGGATCAGCGAACCTTGCGCGTAGAGGCCCGCGTCACCGGGCGCCACGCCTTTCATCCGGTAGCTCTGATGGTTGGTGGCGATCACGACCGCCTTCGAGCGGTCGCCATCCAGGAACGCCACATGCAGATCGGCGCCGATCGGCGGTGCGCTGAAAAAGCCATAATGATACAGCAACGGAATATTGTCGCGCACCGACAGCGCGTCGAGTTGCGCCTGCACGGTCTGCACCGCGCCGGTGTCGTTGACGTTCATGGTGGATCGCGCCAGCGCGAACGGCGAGCCGCGGCGGCGCGATAGTGCGTCGATCTGCCGCTCCAACGCGGCGACCTTCTGCGCCAGCATGGCGAGCATCGCCTCGACCGCCGGCATCAGATTTCTTCCCTGCTCACGACGACGGGTTGGTGGAAGGTGGCGCCGGGTTCTGCGAGGCGCGCGGCGAGTTGAACAGTTCGTTGTCGAACAGGTTCAACGGGTTCGGGTCGGGCTCGAATGCGTCGGGCGGCATCAGGATCAGGTCGGCGTGCGTGCCCGACATGTCTTTTCGAAATGTGACCGTGCCGATGATCCATTGCGCTCCGGTGATGTCGGCGGCGGGCGCCTCGATCGGCGCCAGCCAGTTCGGGGTCCACAGCGTGCCTTTGCTGTCGCGCCAGGAGTCGGCGGTGATCGCCGCGGCCTGGCTGCGGCCGATCCGGCGCGCGCATTCCCAGTTGGCGCGTTGCGTGGCCACCGCGTCGTTGGCGGCGGGCGTCGGTTGGGCTGCGCCCGGCACCGGTGCGACCTGTTCGGACACGATGATCTTCAGGCGGTATTCGCCCAAAGTGTTGTCCAGCTTGCTCGCGCGCCGGCTGAGCAAAGTGCCAAGGTCGGTGAGTTGGTCGACGCCAAACCATACGACCAGATATTCCGAGTATCGCTGGTCGACCGAGCGTTCCGCGTTGATCCCCTCGATGTTGCCCGGCAACGAAAAGCCCGAGGCGTGCACCTGAGTGCCAACGCGGTCCAGCACGAGCGCGCCATTCTGATCCTCGTAGACCAGGAACCCGGCGTAGAGCAGGATCTATACTGATCCTCAGATATCCCCTCGGATCGGGAGGGGCATCGGAAACGCGGTGGGACTCTCTCTTAAGTCACCCCGATTCCTGTCCAACCGATGGGGTCCACCTTATATCCTTCGGCCGCTCGTAGAACTCCGACACCGCCGCACCCTTTTCCCCGGCCGAGTTGCCCGCGCGTTGAATGCTGTTCCAGGCGTGCGCTTCTTTGCCGTTCAACTCATACATCACGTTGTCAAGTTGTTCGTCCAGCGATCCTTGTTCCGGCAGGTGCCCCCATTTGTTGACATAATCGGTCAGCCGCCTGCCGCCGTAGGGCGAGTCCCGCCACATGAAGGCGCCATGCGCCGCGCCCATGTCGCCCGGTTGCGAGTGCGGATCGGCCCGGCTCTCCCGTACTGCGTTGCCGGCGAACCCCCAGGGCGTGTTGCTGTCCATGCCGCGCGTGACCAACCCATCATGGACCAGTTTCGCCCGAGCCGACGTCGCCGGATCGAGGCCGGTCCCTTCGTTGGCCCGTGGCCCGGCGATCGGGTGGCCACTCGGCTCAAACCAGCGCTTCGGCAGAAAGCTGTGCCACCACGGCTCGCCGGGCGGCGTGTAATCGTCCGACGACATCGCGCGCGCGTGCCCAAGCGGGTCGATGATGGCGGCTGTGTTCGAGCCAGTCCCGCCCGGTGTCAGCAGCGACGTCGTGTTCTTGCCGGTTTGCAGGTCCGCCGGCGGCAACTGGTTGGCCAGTTCCCCGATGGTCCCGAGCACCAGCGGTTCCCAGCCCAGAGCACGCAGGATCCACAGCGCGGGCTTTCTCGCCGCGAGCAACGCCATCGCGGCCAGCGCCTCGCTCGCGTCCTTGCCGTACGAGTCAGCCAGCGTTTTGTTGTTCTCGATCCAGTGCGAGGTGCTGTCGATGATCTTCGTCGCCGTGCCCGACCAACTGTTGACGATGCGGTTGCCGACGCCCTCGATCGCCTCGGCCAGTTCGACCCAGGACTTGTTCATCTTTTTGGCGTTTTCGGCCATCTCGGCGGTCATCACGCCGCCGGTCCGTTGCGCGGTCGCGAGGTAATCGTCCAGGCCTTTTCGACCTTTGTTCAACAGCGGCAACAGGTCGTCGGAAATCCCGAGCTGCCCCAGGAAATTCAGTTGCGCGTGCGGGTCTTTCAGCGTCGAAACCGCCTCGGCGACGTTGCCCAGGGCATCGGCGCCGGTGCGGGCGACCTCGCCGACCTTGGGGAAGGCGATTCCGAACTTCGTCAGCAGAGGAACCAGCGGCCCG